GTGTCATGTCCTTGGCTCCGTGAGCAATGCTCATCATAGAGGCGCATTTAAGCGCGTTTAAAGTATATCCGTATGCACACTGATTTTTTATAAAAAAGCCCCGTGTAAACGAGGCCCTTAACTAGCTTATATACACATTAAGATAAGTCATCCAGTGTGCCGTCTTTTTCCACCGTTATCTCGTTATCAATAGGCATATAATTATTGTGCCATCGATAGCCGTAGCGGTTATTACCCTGGCCAGCAGGTTGATATGGATTCTGCTGTTTAGTTATTAACTCAACATCATAAAGCATATCTTTTGTTTGCTTGGCCTTAGATAAAAGGTGGGGAAGCGGAGTTTTACCAAATGCAGCAGCCAGCTTGCACGCAAGATTCGACTCTAAAGCCGAATAACACTCGCTGCCTATCCCTGAGTCAGAATTCGGATCTATGTCCATTATAGACTCACTCAGTTTAAATCCTATGTGTATCCCTTCACTTGTCCAAGCAGCAACCATAGCATCAAGCTCTTTCAAGCCTTTAACTGTGTCGCTTGGGCTTGGGTCAACTGTTAGGCCGCTAATGCGAAGCTCGTCATAAGATCCGTTAACTATCTGCACTTTTGTAATCACAACGCTTCCCCGAAACTTATTTAGCTTTTTTTACTCTTGGCTTTTGGTTTTACTTCTTCACATACTGAGTCAATACAGTCAGCATCTTGCAAGCTTAAAACCCAACCATTTTCAAGGTAATCGTCTGCCTGTTTTGAGCTTACCGATTTGACAGTATATTCAAACCCGTTTTTTGTTTTCCAATCGCCGCCAGCTTTAAATACATTAATCATATTATCACCAATTAATAATGGCGACCGAAGCCGCCAGATTTATATTAAGCTTGCTTGTCAAGAATTACACCGACTTGACTAGGTAGCCATACTTCGCAATCAAAGAAGATAACAGCTTTCAAAAACATTGTTTCTGCGTCTGGATCGTACCAGTAAGTAAAGCGCATAGGTAAGCCTTGTTCGGTTGTCGCGTCTACTTTATCAACTCCACCACCTTCAACCGGTAAATTACCAGGTACAAGCTTAATAGAATCTTGCGCCCAAAATACAGAAGGGTTATTGACTTTAGCGTTCAAGAATGAAATTGCAGCGCCATCAGCAGTTGCAGCAGAACAATTACGGAACGGACCGTCTACGATGATAGCAGGCGATATAACCATGCTAGTACCGTTTGTTACACTGTTGATTGTGAATGTCATTAGCTCGCTAGTGTCTTCACGTACTTCAGGGTTTAAGCGATTAATGCCAGCAATGGTAAACTTATCGCCAGCCTTTAGATCAGCAGTAGCACTAACTGTTAAAGACATTTCGCGGTTATCAATATAATTATCATTTGCATCTTTAGTTTTTACAGTGTGACTTTGCACTCCTGTAGCTGTGACGCCTGCTTTAGCTTGTGCAGCCAATGTTAAGCGGTAATCAGCGCGTGACGCCTTATCAAACCCGCCAATCTGGTTAGGAATGATTGAACGCTCGTAAGCTGTTTGAGGTAAACCACCATGATATTGATTTAATGCTAACTGGTCAGACAAATCCTTATAGTGTGGCAAAGATAAATGCAAGTTAGCAGCATAACCACCTAAACCAGCATCTAGCATTAACACCTCAGCAGCAGATGTATCTGACTGAGCAATGCCTGCATCACTAGTGACTGACATGTTAGCGCGTGTAATTGCTTTGTTGTAACAGTAAATATCTACAGCGTTACGCATTTCACGAGAGAAGCCTTGTACAGCCATTCTGCGTAAACGTGGGTCACGTAATTCTTTAGTTGTAATCTTGCTTTTGATGTAAAGAGACTTGTTACGACGAATCGGGATTAGTCGATCTGTTAAAGATTGCGCATCTGAGTTATCAGAGTTTGAAACAAATCCATCGTTAGCTTCAAAGCGGAAATCTTCCGGTAAGTACTCAACATCATCTAAACGTTGACCGTCTACATCATCCATACCAAAAGTAGGAAGCATTTTAGAGAAGCCAGCAGCAATGTCGGTTTCTTCTACAACCTCATCAACTAGCGTCATTACGTCTTTTAATAGTTCGTTAGCCATTTTCTTATACCTTATGTTTTAGCAGCTTTCTTTGCTGCTTTATATTCATTAAACGATTTAATAGAGCCATCTTCCATCCATTTAGCTTTGGCTTTTGCCGTAAGCTTCTGGTGGTTATCGATAGCACCACTAGATTTTATATCCGGTTCTGGTTGTGAATCAATCTTCTTTTTAGAGCGTGTTTTAACTCGCTTCTCTGCGTCTGCAAGTATATCTGCAACAGCAAAGCTATTGTTTCCAGCAGCGTTAACAGCATCAATTATCTTAGGCGATTTACTCATGGCGAATATAACCTTTGCTACATCTAAACCTTTTTGTCTTGAAATCTCAGACAAGAAAGTTAACGCACCATTAGTATTTGTAAAGCCCCGCTCTTTAAGTGAATTAATAAGCGAATTCTTTGCGTCGTCATAAGCTGGTATAGCCTTTGATAACTCTTGCTCTTTCTGATAAAGATAAAACTCAGCCTCATCATTAACAGGGCTTTTAACCTGCTCTTGCTCGGCTTTCTCTTGCTTTGTCGTAGTAACATTCCTTCCGCTGTAATACTCTCTAGCTGCCTTCTGAAAACGTTCTTCATCGTAATCGAATTGCTCAAGTGTTGGCGGTTTACCTTTTGTTATCTTACCGACTTGCTCTTCTAAAGCAGCGATACGTTTATCTTTTTCAGCTTCGCGCCTTTCAGCTTCTTCAAGTTCTTTTTTACGCTTAGCAGATTGTTCTTTCTTTTTTTGAAATGCTGCATATGCTTGCGCTTGCGTCATTTCTGATTTACGACTTGTTTCTTGGTTGTCGCTACTCTCTTCAACATAAAATTCTTGCTCTTCGGTTGCCTCGGCTTGTGGTGTAGCTTCGGTTGCCTCTGAATCAGTCACCACAACATCTTCAGGTTGAACAGTTTCATTTTGTGCTTCGATTGTATT